TACCATCTTATTCGCCCAAACGGAATCATATTCCGTACTCAAATTTTTAGTGATGCCAGGAATCACGGTACAACGACAACCCCAATCGATAGGCGTGTACAATCGTCTCCAAATCAGGTCACTTTTAGGAGCCGTGAATTTATCAAAAATCTTGTGTTCCGGTCGTACCCGGCTGTCGCCAACGGTAGTGAACTCTAAATATTCCGTGTCCATTGTTTCCCATTTATTCGCCATAATGGCCGTTTGGGTCACATATTGATGTTCGGCAGCGAGATAATTATTATTGAAAATCTCTCCCGTGTCGGCAATCGCTTTTTTCACCGTGCCTAAACTTCTTATTTGTCCATTATCGTCAAAAAGACAATCCTTGAACAAATGAAACTGCGTCAAGGTTTTAGCATAGCTAAATTGCTCAATGTTAATTTTGAACTTATCCTGCAACACTTTTATCACTTCAGAATCATCACCGCTAAAACCACTATTCAAAGCTTCAAAGAGTTGCTTGGCCGTTTTATTATACAAAGCATCCGTGTTTAAATCTTCGCCATCAATTAATTGTTGGGCAATATCTTCGTATATTTTATTCCAATCGTCACCATTATCGGCTAAATCAGGCAATACACTGCAACCACAGGTCTTAGTATACAAATCATTCAGTTGCCCCACTATTGTGGGGCTTGGTCGAAAAAATCGGCTAAGCTATTAAGGAACTTATCAACTAAGTTTTGTTTATCATTTTCGGGCAATTGCCCTTTTTTAGGTATTATTTTTTTGACTGTTGGATCTGTTGGTGACGGTTCCGGTTCCTCCTCTTCTGTATCCATCTTCGCCTTGAGCTCGTCATAGTTATCAGGTTTTGGAATGCCATAGGTTTCATACCAATAGTCATCTCCAACAGGTACTTTTGTACTCACGAAGGTATCAACCTCCATACGAGTTTTTAACTCTAAAATATCGAGTTCCTTGTCAAACACAAATTCGCCGTCAAAAGTGAAACCGTAGGATTTCAGAATGGTAAAGAACTTTTCGCTGTTCAGCATATTGGCGACAAAAGCCAAATCACTTTTGGTAATTTGATCTTGCTGTTGGCCATGTTCTTTCGATTGGGCGTAACCGCTGGAACTACTGGAACTAGTCGTTTCGGTATTCCCTAAAATGGCGATTGCCATTTCCGAGTTACAGGCAGAAATTAAGCCCAATTGCAACTTACCATCACCGTTCGAGGTCTTGCCGTCCAGCATTTCGAACTCGGCTTGTTTCGGAATCATCATGGCTAATGAGGAGCCACTATCAGTCAGCAGGGTTTTAAGTTCCTGTTTAGTCTTCACGTCATACGCATCGTACTTCATGATGCGAACCGGCTGTCCAAAAATCTCAATATATTGGGCAAAATCGCCAAAAGTTCCCCGTTTGTATATGGCATACATGGAGCAAGCTAACAATAATCCAAGATCATTCTTTTCACCAATGACCCAAACAAAAGGAAGGTCATCAATGATAAATCCGCTTTCGGCGGATTGTCCGTATTGTGATTTGCTGATGATTCCTTTTTCGGGCTTGATATGCTTTCTCGGAATTTCATTAAAAGCCAACTCATCACCAATAAGAAACTCCACCCCGGAGGTTCCCCAGAACAAACTTTCGATAATTTTAGAAATTAAACTACGCCCTGCCTGACCGTTTATCAACTTAGTCAATTCCTCGTTGTTGGTGCCGCTTTTATCAATAAACTTTAAGTCCTTGTTTAGTACATTATCAATTCTCTTTTGGGTAATACCACGCAAATAACCATCCATAGATAGGATGTCATGGTATAAATCATAAAGTAATACACGGTTTGGGTAATAAATGCTTTCGGCATGGACAACGCTTTGTTTTAAATTACTAATATCCTTGCTGTTCCTATTAGGAGCAAGAATGGTTAAGTCGTGAACAACAAAGGAATCAGGGGTTTTTGGTTTTTCGATATTGACTGCCATAGTTAGAATCTTTGAGTACGTTTATTATTTGAAGCCCAAAAAACACTGTCGTTTTGGACACTTTCATCCACATTAGTTGTGGTGGTATTATCTGGCTTGTATGGCCAGTCAGGACTTATATTTCCTTCCTTGATGTCATAGAGCCATCCCGGAACTTCTTTGTTGCCAATCATCAACTCCCAATCATCTCGAAATAATTCGAGGTTTATATTGGGATTCGCTTTTCGTACCAACCAATAGGATGCAATGACCTTAATTGTCTTTTTTAGATTTTCATCTACAACCGTTGGAGCTACAACCGCGGTAACGGTATCGTCACCAAAAAGGGCTTTTAAATCATATTTAAATAAATAGGACTTGCAGAAAGCTTCCGCAGCTTTTATTTGCGAAAGAGTTTCGGCAGGATTGTTCCTAGTGATTGCCGTAATGACTTCAGAATATAATTCCGTGTTTAAATCTTCGGGTTGTACTAACATTTTAATGCTGTTTTATAATTCTTTAAAAAACACGTATTGTACGCTTTTCTTTGATTAAATTTTCTTTCGTTTCCTCTACTATGATATGCTCTATATAAACTGGAAAGCCTAATATGTCAACACCTATCTGGTAGCGCACTTGTTTTATTTTCGTTGCTTTCATCATAATCTATATTTATTTGCTTTTCTCTGGAAAGATTCAATGCTTCCCGTTGATTGGCTGATTGCTATATCTTGAGCTATTTTAACCGCACCTTCCACGGCATCGGGTCCATCCATTAACTTTGCCTTTCGGCTAAAGTTGGTGAACTGGGCAACCATTCTTTCCATGTGCGGATTGACTTTCTCCATGATATTGAAAATCAAATGTCCCAAACGGTTCAAAGGTTCTAATGTTCCCTCGATACGGGCATATTTCTCAGGTTTTTTTCGATCGTCCGGACGTATGGGTAAAAAGGTATTTCGTTCGTTACCAATTCTATAAATGTGGGGCAAAATTACTTGTTCGTAAAAAGGATTTTGGAGCGAGTTATTTTCAATCCAAATGTAAATCGGGTCAACACCCGCCTTTTTGCATATATCATACGCTTCAAAAAGATACTCACAAAATTGAGAATTGCTCATTTGGTCAACCCATACTTTGTATAAATAATAATCAATGCCTTTTTGAGCTACAATTACAATCGCTTTACTACTGGCATTTGTTTTGTCGGAGTTCGATGGTGCAGGATCGGCATAAATTACCACTGTATCGCAATGGCGTAATTGCGGGCATTTGTCGAAGAGAATATCTTTGAAGGTGTCGCCACCATCCATTGGGTTGTTGAAATACTCTTTTTGGTAACTCTCGAAACTTATTGACGAAAGAACCCTATCGATATTTACTTCACTATTCTTTTGTGGCCAAGTGCTTTTGCCTTCCTTGTCACGAATATTGATAACTTCCCATTTATCGGCTTTCTTGCCCATTTCAGTAATACAGCAATATTTAGCAATGATATTGCCACAGGCAATAAGTAATAAGCCGTTTGAAATAGAACGTGTTGGTATCAAGGCTTGCTCAATCCATTTCACGCGCTCTTTTACGAGCTCTATATTTCGGCAAAATTCGTCCGTATCAATATCATCAATTAAGATTACATCGGGACGACTGGCATCGTTACGAGTTCCACGCGGGGATTGCCCCGCGCCAATGGCTCTAAAAGAAACGCCTTTGCGAGTTTTGAACTCGTTGGCTTCCCAAGAACCGATTTTTTTTTGGGTACCATAGTCGGCAATAATCCGGTTATTGCGTTCCAGGATTCCCTTGTAAGGTAAAAGCAACCTTTCGGCGTTATCTGCTGAGTTGGAAATCAAAAGTATGTTCTTTTTTTGGCCAGTCATTGATAGGTATAGTACTTCAAACATGGTTCGACCTGACTTGGAGAGTTCTCTCGCCCACGAGCGTACTTCATACCATTCGGGATTGGATAAGATCCTTTTGGTTGCTTTTATATGAAATTCAGCGGGTTCGCTGGTATAATAATTCGGAAAGTAGTATTTGAACCACTCTTCGGGATTTTTTTCAAGAAATTGAATTCTTTTAATCTTTGCCCCGTGGCTTTCAGATAAGTCAATAGGTGTGGCATTATCCATGTTTTCACAGAACTCCCGCCACGCATCTAAATACTCCTTATTGCTTACTTTTTTAGCCATTCTTTAGTTTCTCATTGATGAATTCATCAATGTAATTTTTAAATCTTTTTGCTTCGCTCAAATCAATTCCTTGAATGAAGGTCAACAGTTTTCTGGACACTTCTACATATTCGCCTATTCCCGTTTCCGTTTCCAGGCGTTGGATGTTCGAAGTTATTTTCGACATAATATCGGCTTCTTTCGAGTCTGGAACTGGAACTTCTCTTTGGGCAATCATTTCGTTCATGGCTTCCAGTTGGTTGTACCAATGCACGAGTTGACTTTGTTTGGTCGTCAACAGGCTTTTTCGGAGTTTATCCCAGTTATCGGCTACCGCCCATTTGCCAATTGTTTTTTCGGTTGTGCCAGTTCGTTCGGCGATCTCTTTGAATGTAATACGCTCACTTACGTATAGGATTCGTGCATATTCCCGCTCTTGAGTTTTAGATATTGCCATTTTACTACTTGATTACCCGACAAAATTGACTAAAAACTACCCCTTATAAAAATAAGTATGCAACCCTTGCGCTCTTATTTTCAGGGCTTTGCAAATCTTCGCAAGTTTGTCATCTCAATAACGCATAACCTAATTTTTAGCAGTGAACGAATCATTTAAAAAGATTGACAAAGAATTCTGTTTGACAGACAATAGCGTGAATGTGTACGGCTATCGTCTGTTAACCGAAGGTTTGGACTTGGCGCAGTACAAAAAGAATCCTATTGGTTTCCTGATGCACGAGCGTGAAGGTGGTGTGTTAGTAAAATGGGAAGATTTTAGAACCGAAGGCGATAAGCTGTTCGGAAAGCCAGTCATCAATCTCTCACATCCGAAAGGAGCCGATATTGCCGCTCAAGTGGAAAACGGTTTTATTAATGCCGCTTCGATGGGTAAGATCATTGTGCTGGAAGCCACAGACGATAAGAGTCTCATGTTGCCCGCTCAAACGGGACCTACAGTTACCAAATGGTTTCCTCGTGAAATTTCCTTTGTTGACATTCCGGGCAATCATAATGCACTTGCCAATAATCTGTATGATATTAACGATAACGAGTTAAATCTCGCTGATTTTGTAAAACCAAACTCCAAAGAAATGAAGAACATTCTCTTGACAGCCGTGATGCTTGCGGCTCTAAATTTAAGCGACAAATCTTCGGAAGAAGATGCCAACAAAGCCTTTCAGGACTTAGTTGACAGTGCCGGTAAAGTGCCAGGACTGGAAAAAGATTTGGCAGACAAAGCAACTGCTTTGACCGCTACGGAAAAAGAATTGTCCGACTTGAAAGCCTCCAATGTTGTGGCAGCAGTTCAAGACTTATTGGACAAAGGTAAAACCGACAAAAAACTGACTACAGAACTAGCAACTGAATTGGCTGATAGTTTTGCAGGCAACCCAACAGGATTGGCAAAAGTAATTGCTGCAATGCCAGCACAAACATTGATTACCGATCAATTGGGAGACACGAAAGATGCAACTGCATTCGAAGGCAAAAAATGGGATGATTTATACGCCTCTAATGAATTAGATGCGGTTAGAACCAAGTTCCCGGACTTGTACGAAAAACTGAGAAAAGAAAAATTTCCTAACGCTTAATATTTAAAATATGGCAAATTATAAAATACCTCAAGAGTTTTGGAGCTCTTACATCGTAGAAAAACTACGTAGAACAAATCCACACATCGCCTTGTGTCGTGACGAATCTCAATTCATTATGGGTGGTTCAGTTGTTTATTTACCACAAGCGGGCGGAAATCCGGGTGTTGTAAAAAACAGAGCCTTTGGCGCAACTGTAGCAGTACAACGTGGCGATACTGCCGTGATGTATGCTTTGGATATTTTCACGACTGATCCAACTGCCATCACTACAAGTGAAGCAATGGAAATCAGCTATGAAAAACAAGATTCTGTTTTGGCAGGTCATACCAACACTTTAGCGGAAGCTATAGGTGATGAGTTAACTTACAACTGGATCAGAGGAGTGAAACCTGCTGCTGCCGGTGCAACAACTGTTGAGTTCTTACCAACTACCAGAATGATTCCAACTTCTGGAGCTGCTTCTGCCGTAAATGCAGAAGACGGTCAAACCGGTACCCGTAAGTCAATGACTTATAAAGAAGTTCAGGCGATGCAAGCGAAATTCAATAAAGATAACGTGTCTAAAACAGATCGTTATGCCATGGTGGAAAGCTTCATGTTTCAAGAATTCATTGATTCTTTGTCAGCGAATCAAATGGCAGCCTTTCAAGGTTCCGCTGATTTGACTAACGGAATCGTTGGGAAATTTGCAGGATTCACATTCTTAGAAAGAAGCTCTGTATTGGCTATCCAAGCGGGCGGAACTTTCAGATTGCCTGGTGAAGCTCTTGGAGCCACAGATAACTTGGCCGGTATCTTCTGGCAAAAAGAATCAGTGACAAAAGCGATGGGTGACACCAAACTTTTCCAAGATTTTGACAACCCATTGTATTATGGTGATTTGCAATCAGGATTGGTAAAAATGGGTGGTCGTTGTGCTCGTGAAGACTGGAAAGGTCTTGGACTTGTTGTTCAGGCTGCTGCAGTGTAAACCAAAAAAAGATTTTTATATAATGAAAGGCTGTCTCTTGAGTGATGGCAGCCTTTTTTTTTAAAACCTGATTACCGTGATAGACTTATTTGACCACATTATGGACTTTATCAAGCGATTTAATCCCTACATATTAGGAGGCGCAATTGGTTCAATTATACACCGTATGCGTACTGAAATGTCATTGGCAGCCTTTTTAAAATCGGTTGTGGTATCCATTTTTATTTCCATTTGTGTGGGTATAGCCTGCAAAGATTATCTAATGGTAAAAAATGAAAATATCATTTTCGTGGCCTGTGGTTTGTCCGGTACATTTTCAAAATTGATTCTGGACGAAATAGAACAAATTCTAAAACTAGCCTCGGTATATGCTAAGGTTAAATTAGGAATTACCAAAAAAGATGAATAATGACTAAACAAGCCTTTGTAGATTTTCTCTACCCTTTTGCGAAAGCAAGTGAAAACGAAACAGAAATATCGGCCATTGCACAATTAGCTCAAGGTGCATTAGAAAGTGGATGGTTTACAGTTGCACCAGGGAATATGATTTTTGGTGTTAAAGATACGGATGGCATAAACGGTAACGAGCAATTGCTCACAACAACAGAATATTCCAGAAGTGCTAACGCTACGTTTCCGAATATCATTTCGGTGACACCGGTTCTCCGAGGCGGCCAAAAATGGTTTAAATACAAAATCAAGGATTACTTCAGAAAGTATCCAACACCCAAAGAAAGCTTCGTCGATCACGCCAGCTTTTTTATAAAAAATAAGCGATATGCGAAAGCATTAGTTGTAAAAAGTGATCCATACAAATTCATTGACGAAATTGTGAAAGCAGGTTATGCAACAGACCCAAACTACGCTACTAGTTTAAAAAATATTGCTAAAAGCATTGAACAATTAATACCTAAAAACCAATAAAATGAAACAATTTAAAATCACACATTTCTTGTCTTTTTTGTTTTTGTTTGTTTTGTTGGCTACAACACTCAGCTCTTGCAAAAGTGCTAGTGTTGTTCCGCCAGCAACAACCGAAACAACCAAGACAATTACAATTAAAGAGGTCGTTCGTGACACCATCTTCAAAACCGAAAAGGATAGCAGCTATTATAAAGCGTATCTCAATTGTGTCAACGGAAAAGTTGTCGTCAAGCAGGACACAAAGCCTATTATAAAATTAGGTAAGTTTTTGCAACCGCCAAAAGTCAGTTTAAAAGATAATATACTTACAATCGACTGCAAGGCCGAGGCGCAAAAACTATTCGCTCAATGGAAAGATATTTATAGAGAAAATATGAAAAGCGTCTTAACTACTAAATATGTAGAAGTTGAAAAGCCATTAACTTATTGGCAAAAAACAGAAATCATACTAGGACGCATATTTTTAGGACTAATTCTATGCTTTACCGCTCTAGGAGTCCTGAAGTACTTCAAATACATTTAAACATCATTTAAAATCAATTTAATATGTCAAAAGAAAAAGCAGCGGATTATTTTGCCCGCCACGAATCAAGCAACGAATGTCATGTCACATCGGATGGGCGTGTTTTTCATACCAAAGGAGCGGCTGACGGGTTTGCGAATACCTTAAAAGATACAAAAGTGACTACTCACGTGAGAGAGTCAATTGAGTCAAAAGGCGAAGATCAGGAAGATGATACTTTGAAAATTGAAGCTTTGGAAGCTTTGAAAACTTTTGATACTGCAACAGCAAAGTATCCTGAACTTAAAGCTTTGGTAAAAGCATTAGGATTAGAAACTGAAAGCCAAAAACAAGAGGTTTTGGTTGCCGCTATTGAAGCACAAAAAGGAATCATTAATACTGAAGTACAAGACTAATGACACAAGGAACAGGAACGCCAAAGGTAACTGTAGCAGTCGCCAATGGTAATTTACAAAGGCAGGTTACCGTCTTGGATGGTGTTGCCGGACTGGTGGGAACTGCAGTTGGTAAAATTGGGCAAATTGAAACGGTTTACAATTATGATGATGCCGTTGCAAAAGGCTTCACCGTTATTGGCGAACCATTTTTGAACCAAGCGATCCAATTGTTTTACCAAGAATTGGGGGGCAATCAAGCCTTGACAATCCTTGGCGTGGAAGACACCATGACTTTGACTGATATGGCCACGTCAACGAATATCAATGGTTTGAAAAAACTATTGAATTCGGCTCAAGGAGCTATCACAATGGTTGGTTTAATCCGTAAACCGGACGCGACTTATACCATGACTCCTGCCCACTTTTTAGATCAAGATGTTGAAGCTGCGTTATTGGCTTCAAAAACATTGGCCCAATACCAACAATCGATCAATAAACCGGTACGGATTCTTATCGAAGGACGTGTGAACGATTTGACTGCTGCTCTATATGCGCCGAACACAGCAGCAAACGGTTTTGCGGGCGTAGTTTTGGGAAGCAACTTGAACGATGGTTCTGGCGCCGTTGCCTTGGCTTTGGCCAGAGTAGTAAAATACGGTTCGCACATCAAAATAGGCAACGGACAAAATGGTGCATTGACCATTCCGCAGGCTTTCATTGGCGACAAAGCCCTTGAGGACTTTTTTTCTGAAGAGTTGGATGCTTTTGCCGATGCCGGCTTTATCATCATGCACCGTCGGGATGGCGCAGCAGGCTATTATTTCGCAAGAGATAATATGGCAAGTGCCGATGATTACAATATCCTGGTTCACGGTCGTGTAGTTGACAAAGCCCACCGTGTGGCAGTTGCTACAGCAACACCATTATTGGAAACAACAGTTCGTGTGAATGCTGATGGTACTATCAATGCTACCGATGCGAAGCATTTGGAAAACGAAATCAAACAGCAATTGCAATCACAATTAGCCGGACAAATGAGTGATGTTGATGTGAATGTTCCTGTGGACACAAATATCATCAACACGAGTACAGGAGTAATTGAAGTAAGCATTTTGCCACTTGGTTATTTGACCTGGATAAAAATAACGATAGGTTTAACCGCTAATTTATAAAATATGAATGTAAATATAACCTCAGATGAATGTGCCTGGTCACGTTTCGAGATTAAAATTTTAGGGCGAACCATCAAAGGACTGCGTGGTTTTGGATTCAAAAAAGAACGAGAAACTGAACATCTTTTTGGTGCTGGCGATGAGGCAATTGATATTGTTCGAGGTAACAAAAAAGGTTCTGGAACAATCAAGGTTCTAGGCTTTGAATCAGATGCTATGAATAAAGCGGCTCGTGATGCAGGCTTTGAAGATATTACCGATGTGCCTCACGAAGCCATCGTAATCACTTGTGCTTATAAGAAAAGATTGATTGATTCTATCAAGACGTATATCGCTTCAGGCGTTGCTTTTTCTGAAAGCGGTGTCGATTTGGAGCAAAACGCCAAGTTTAGAGAAATTACTTTGCCTTATATCGCAATGAACGTTCAATTACCTTAATCCCCTCCTCAATCCTCCCCGAAGGGGAGGAGGCTGAGACTGGAAAAATGGAATAAATAAAAATTAACAACAAACAAGATGAAAAAAGAAATTGAAAGCGGTGATCTAAAAACCGCATTTGCAAACCGAAAAGCAAAAGAGCTTGAAAAAGCTAAACCAACAGCCGACACTACAGAAGGAAAAACGGCTTTTGTCGCTCGATTTACTCAAAGTAAATTAGATAATTGGAAAGAACAATACGGAGGTCGTGATTTAGTTTGTTTGAAAATAGACAACGATATGGCGGTTCTTAGACCACCAACGGCTGACGATTTAGGCGACTATATGACTTCTATTGGCACTAATGGGATGAGTAAAGCGGTTGCTTTTATCCTGGAACAACTTTGGATTGAAGGCGATATTACTTTGATCGAAGACGAAGACAAGTTTATCGCAGTTTTTCTGCAAATAAACAATATCCTGGAGGGGAAAAAAGCAGAATACTTTCGCTTTTAGTCAAAAAGGAATTACTGATTGCCAAAACCAAAAAGCAGGTATTGATTATTTGATTGTTTTTGGTTCTATGAAGTTTGGGGTAAATGCCTTGAAGGAATGGGGCGAAGAGCTCTTTTTTTACCGAACTGGAATAGCTTTAGAATTAGCCAAAAGAGAATCTAACTAATGAGAAAGAGATTTCCACGTCGTGCCTCCTCGCAATGACATAACTATGAATAACACGATTGAATTTGTTTTACGGATGAAGAACATGATGAGCTCAGAACTTACAAAGGTAAGTTCGAGCTCACAATCTGCATTTAGTAAAATGAGTAAATCAGCCGATCAGATGACGGGACGCAATAAGATTTTAGGGATGAGTTTTAACGAACTTCAATCTAAAATTAGAGATGTTGAAAATACGATTTCAAAGAGTACTATTTCAAGTCAGATATCGGCAGCCCGTCGAGAGTTGGCTAGTTTACAACGAATGTCAACCAAACACGTTGGTAATACAAGTGGTGGTACTAGTTCAAGTTCTCGAGGAATAGGAATTGGCGGCGTTGCTATAGGTACAATGCTTGGTAGTGCTGGTATGATGGCAGTTAGTGCCATTGGTTCTGGAATTAGTGCAGCGGTTACTAAAAGTATGGAAAAGGAATCAGCCATTACTGGTCTGACTACCTTTTTGGGTAAAGATAGAGCAACCGCAGCTTACAAGAATATCCGTAATGATGCTAATGTTACGCCATTTGATACGACCACTTTATTAGGAGCTAACCGCTCTTTGATTTCGGCAAATGTGGATGAAAAAACAGCTCGTAAAGACGTGATGAATTTGGGAAATGCTGTTTCGGCAACTAGTGATGGTGCCAATATGGCGGAAGTAATGGGGCGAATGGCTCAAAACTTACAACAAATAAAAAATGCAGGATCTGCTACCGGAATGGATATTAAGCAATTTGCATTCGCAGGTATAAATATTAATGAAGCCCTAAAACGGTCAGGTCAAAAAACCGATGGTAAAATTACCTATGAGATGATTACCAAAGCTTTGGAAATGGCTAATTCAAAAGGAGGAATGTACGAAGGTGCTATGGCAGCACAAGGACAAACCAAAGCAGGAAAGTGGAGTACGGTTAAAGATAAATTAGGGAATGCGGCTAGTGATATTGGCGATGCTTTTAGTCCTTTAATTCATAAATTTTTAGACCAAGGTATTAGCTTTTTAGATGGTTTGCCTCAAATGTTGGCAAAAGCACAGCCTTTTATAGTCAGTATTTCAGCGGGTGTTAGTGCTGTCGTTGATAGTTTGGCTTGGGGAATTACTAATGTAATGAGTTTTGCAGGTTGGTTGGCTTCGGGTTCAACGGGTGCGGATACATTTACAATTGCCGTTGGTGCTTTGGCTGGCGGATTTTTAGCTTATCAGGGTATTATGGGAGGTGTTGCATTGTGGACAGGAATAGTCACGAGCGCACAATGGTTGTGGAATTTGGCATTAACAGCTAACCCAATAGGGATTGTGGTTGTAGCCATAGGAGCTTTAATTGGAGGATTGGCTATTGCCTATATGAAATTTGCAGGATTTAGAGCAATGATTGATGGTGTTTGGGGTGTGATGAAAGATATTGGTGCTTTATTTACGGCACTTTTTTCGAATAATTTTGCGATGATTCCTGTAATTATGAAACGTATTTTTAGCGGTGATTCTTATTCGCAAGCTAGAGATCAATCGCTTATGGAAACTGCTGCGGCTCGTCATAAAAAGATAAAAGAGGCAAATACGCAAAGGGAAAATGATAAAAAGGCAGCGTTAGTTACTAATGCAAACTTAACAAAAACAAATGAAGCTTCAGGTAAAGCAGTAGGAGACACTGTTGCGGGAGCTGGTCCAAAAGTGGTTAATATAACGGTTGGGAAGTTCTTTGATAACTTACAATTTACGACATTGAACGCTGGTGAAAGTGCTAATGAAATTGAAAAAATAGTGATGGAATGTTTTGCGAGAGTAGTATATAACGGTTCTAAAATGGTTTAATTATGAGTAATATTTATGATTTACAGGCTCTTTATAAATCGCAATTTGGTTTTTCGGCCTATCATATTAAGCCAAAAAGCGAAGAAACACCTATAGAAAGAGATATTTTTTATTCAATACCATTGGAAAATCCACGGCCAAAAGGAAGTATTGATTATTCAAGCAAAAATATTGCTTTAAATAAAAAAGGATTATACGGTCAGGATATTTGGTTTCCTATTGAATTATGGAAGTCAGGCAGGAAAATAATTGAGATTGAAGCGTGTACGGTTGGGGTTAATTTAGTTAAAGAAATCATTCGAACCCAAGTAAGTGAACGAAAAGGACGGGTAAAAGAGTGTTTTGCGATTGATGATTACAAGTTCAATATCAAAGGATTTTTGATTGGCAAAAACCGATTATTTCCCGAAGACCAGATTCAATATTTGAAAGATTGGTTTGAAACAACAGAGCCAATAGAATTACACGGAGGTTATCCGGAGTTATTCCTGGACGAAAGTTGTCGAGTAGCAATTACGGCTTTAGACTTTCCGGAAGTGCAAGGAAAAGCGGTTTGGGTACGTCCCTTTACCATGACAGTGGAGACTGATTATATACAAGACTTAATTTTAAAATAGATGTTTTACCTAACCAGCGACATAACGATTGGAAATTATACCAAAGTAAAGCCGGCAAAGGTCACTTGGAAAACGGACGTGAACAGTTTTACCGATACTGCTACGATTGATCTGCCAAGAATAAGTTATTTGAAAACGGTGAAAACCCAAACGGAAGACCAGCAAGAACCAAACGAGAAGAAAGAATATGTTTTTATCGAAGGCGACAAAATCAGTATTTCATTAGGTTATGACGGCGTGAATGACAAACGATTTGAGGGATTTATCAAACGGGTTAATATGTCGATGCCAGTTAAGATTGAATGCGAAGGCTACAGCTATTTGTTATATGACGTGATTTTTAATAAAACGTATGCAAATGTCACGGTGAAACAATTATTGACTGATGTATGCGCCGGGACCGAAATTGTATTGTCGAGTGAAATGCCGGATATTCCGTTGACGAATGTTCGCTTTAAGAATGCGACAGGTCACCAGGTTCTCGAATGGCTTGTGAAAGAATGTCATTTGACTGTGTACTTCAATTTTAATGAATTGTATGTCGGGACGCTTTTTGGAAAAAAAGGCAAAACAATAAAGTTAAAATTAGGTTGGAATACAGTCAAAGAAGATGATTTCAAGAAAAGATTAGTTGATAAGAACGTCAAGATAGTCATTCAGGAAAAGGCAGCGACTGGTTCGGTGAAAAGAACTAAATCCGACGAATTGAAATACAGCAATGAAAAGATGTTGAAAATAAAAGCGGGAATTCCTGCGGACTTATTAAAGCAAATTGCGAATCGCTTACAGACCAAAAGTAATTACAACGGTTATGAAGGAAGTATCACAGCCTTTCTGATGCCAGCCACCAACAAAGGCGATATTGCCGCCATTGATGGGTATAAATACCCTGAGAAGTCGGGCAATTTTTTTGTTGAAAGTGTAGAAGGCGAATTTGGTCCAGGAGGCGGGAGACAGAAAATACAATTGGGATTTTTAATGTCCCCACCCTAGCCACGCTAAGGCGTGGAACCGAGTCTTGAAATTTTTGGTAAATAATAGTAATAAATAATGAGGTTGAGATTGCTTCATACCTCGCAATGACATGGCAACACCTGAACAGATACGAGAAAAGTTAAAAGAAATAGCCAAAAATGATGGTCCAGCCGTGAGCAATATTGCCACGGTGCAATCAGTCGATGAAACGAAAGCAACGTGTGTTCTGGTTGATGAAGACGGGCAGGAAATATTTGACGTTCGGCTTCGTCCGGTTCTCACGGGAAAAAAGAGTTTTATCCTGGTACCGAAATTGAAGAGTTTAGTATTGGCAGTTCGGATTGAAGATGATGATGACTGGATGGTAATTGCTGCTGATGAAATTGAAAAGATTGGCTATTACATAGGTAACACGATTGTTGAAATTGATGCCACAGGTTTTTTGTTCCAAAAGGAAAATGAAACGTTGAAAAAGATAATGGTTGATTTGATTGATGCTATTAAGGCTATGAGCTTCAGTCTTACCACGCCGGACACGATTAACGGCACAACGACAACGCTGGTTAATTTAGCTCAATTTACAGCTATTGAAACACGAATTAATGGGTTTTTAAAATAGGTTTAAAATGACAGATATATTATTGGATGATACTTTAGACTTACAGATTGTAGATGGCGATTTCGTGATTGGCGAAAGTACGGCGCAACATCAGAAATTGTTGATTTTGGCAGATAAAGGCGAGTTCAAGGATGTACCCATGAGAGGTGTGGGAGCCAGACGATTTTTGGAAGATTCTGACCCGAGCAATTTAGCCAGGGAAATTAGAACCGAATTTGTCGCCGACGGAATGACCGTAAGCAAAATACAAATTGCATCCGACTTGACGATTCAGGTAGATGCCAATTATTAAAAAATGATAGTAACTGGATTAGTATTGCAGACTTGGTTTGACATCGCCATTGAGCACACGGGAAGCGTGATGAATGCTTATGTTGTTGCATTTGCCAATGGTGGTTCGATCACGGATGATATTGCACCAGGAAGTCAATTGCTAATTCCTGATACCATAGTCCTTTCAAAACGGGAAGTCCAGTATTTGGAAGGCAAAAAAGCAATACCGGCAACAGGAATTACTTCGGGGGATTTGGAAGCAATCAACCCAATTTTAGGAATAGGAACAATGGCAATAGGCTCAACATTTATAGTAGGATAATATGGCACGATTAATTACGGACATTCAGAATGATATTTACGCCAAGATAGCGACGGATATTACCTTGCTTAACTCGGTAAGCCAGTCGGCAATTTACAGGCGATTTATAGTCGTCGTGAGTTATGCAATTTGGATGCTTGAGACTTTATTTGATACGCATAAATCCCAAATCGATACAGCCATCTACGAGCAAAAGTCAGGCACGCCACGGTGGTATCGCAATATGGCTTTGGCGTTCCAGTACGGCTTTGACTTATTGCCCGATAGCGATAAATTCAATAATGTAGGCTTTACGGATGACCAGATTTCGGCTTCAAAAATCATTAAATATTGTTCAGAAAAGCAGGCATTAGAAAGTAATCAGTTCACCATAAAAGTAGCCGGAGAAAGTGGTAGTTTATTAATACCACTCACGATTAGCCAAAAAGAAAGTTTTTCAGCTTATATGGAGGAGATAAAATATGCTGGCGTAAAACTAAAGATTATTAACAATCCCGCTGATAAGTTGGTTCTGGTTATGGCGATTTATCGCGATGTATTAGTCATTGATGAAAACGGCAATAGTATACTGAACGGAGGAAAACCTATTGAAACTGCAATTCGTGCTTATATGAAAGCTTTGCCATTTGATGGCGAATTAGTCTTGAATGATTTGATTGCTAATTTGAGAGCTGTTGACGGCGTGAATAATGCGAATATCATCAACGCCACATCAAGCTATTGGGATGAGGCGACAACATTATACACGGCGTACGCGCCAATCAATGTGAAGACGATTCCAATGAGTGGTTATTTTGAATTAGAAAACTTTGACAACGTGACCTATGTGGTATAGATCCTCCTCCCGCCCCCTCCGAAGGAGGGGGAGACGAGACTGGAAAATTGGAATAAATAATTAAGGGTATGTGGTACGAAATAAATTTTAATAAGTTAGGAGTTTTGATGTTGCCGAGTTTTCTCCGCAAACCGATACTTGTGGCTTATTTACAATCACTCCTGGTGCCGATTGGCAATTTGCATTATCAATGGAAACAAAAGCGATTGACGGATTGGTACAAGATCAATCATACGGGTCAGGTTTGCCTTTTGCGTAAGGTTTTGAATGACCAACTTGATGTTTCCGAAAGGCGAATTTATATAGGCGACGGAAATTCATTTGCGCGAAAGTTCATTTATACACGGGCAGAACATAAGCCGGTGTTTCTTGGCAAAATGTTCATTTATAGAAATTCGGAATACATAGGAACGGGAGTTGACTTTATTGTTTATGTGCCACAGGCTATTATTAACATGCGATGGAATGAACTGAATGCCTTGATAAATTTTTACAAATTAGCGAGTAAACGCTATCAAATAAGAGCAATATAATCCCATCCCCAACCCTTCCCAAAGGGAAGGGAGTAGAGTCTGGAAAGTTGGAATAAATAAGAATATTAACTAAATACGGAACGAGATTGCTTCGTTCCTCGCAATGACATGAATAAACTAAATTTTAACCAGAGTGTCGGGTTTCCATTGGAGACGGAGATTCTTGATGAGATGCAAAAAGCCTATGCACTATTCAATGCGCTGGGTGCTATTGTTGGGAATTTTGCATTAATATCAGGATGCGAAACGGTGGGAGGTTCTGTGACTAACGGCGTTGTTTTTATTGATGGTGAGTTGTTGGAGTTTCGTGGTGGCGTAATTCAGGACTACGTTATTATTGTAGAAACTCCAACCTCATTGGAGTTTGAGGATACAAATTCGCACGATGTGATATTTACACGATACGCAACTTTCGGTTCTGCGACTACTCAATGGCCGTGGACAGATTTTAAACGTGGTTTCCCTACGATTGATATTGCGGATGCGCTTGCAGGAAAAGCGACTACGATGGCAGTTAATGAGCTCGTATCGACTATTGGCACAATGTTAGAAAAGTTGAATACTATTGATGCTAATGCAAAAATACAAGTTCGTACCGATTGGAATGCTACGATTGGAGTGGCAGTTATCGACAATAAACCAGATATTTCGAATCCATTTTTATACAAGGGAGTTTTTAGTATTGGCGATGTGACAGGTGCCGATAATGTTCGAACGGTTAATTTCCCAACAGTTGGGACGGCAAATTATTTTGTTATTGGCTCACTTCGTGGAAAAAGCAGTGACTATAATACTGATGATGATGTATTTTGGAGTTACCGGGAGGAATCGGATACATCGTTTAAATTATGCCTGAGAGAAATATCAAATAATACTCAAGATTTAGAATTCTTTTATGTACTTATAGCAAAATAATTATGGCAATTACACCTTTAAATACGATTAAAAACTGGTTTCTAACTCATTTAGTGCCAACCCAACAACAGTTTTGGGATTTATTGGATAGTCTCCGCCACAAGAGCGACAAGGTTCCTGCCGCTGATGTTGACGGGCTAGATACTTTGCTTTTGGCGAAAGCTAGTCAGGCGGTTGTGGATGCTCATTTAATAGCTGCGGATGCTCACGCTGCTTTATTTGCTGCCAAAGAGGATAAAACTAATAAAGGGGCAGCCAATGGCTATGCGCCATTAGACAACTTCTCTAAAGTTTTAAGCCAATACTTAATGATTGTTGACGACTTGGTGACGGGTGGCTCAACTAATTTATTGAGTGCGGAACAGGGTAGGTTATTGCAGGTTCAAATTGTGGCTATCAACACGTTGTTAACCTCGAACGACATCAATCTTGACACCGTTCAGGAAGTTGTTGATGCCATTAAAACTGTGCAAACTTCGCTAAGTACCATCCTGGTAAACGACCTGACCACGGGAGGAACTACGAAGGCATTGACGGCCGAAATGGGTAAAACTTTGAAAGCTTTGATTGATGGACTTGTAATTGCTAAAGCTACTGACGCAATATCAGGAACAGTAAAAACCGATGTTACGAAAGCTGACCCCGTTGTTTATACGGTAGAAACCGCCGATAATTTACTGAAAGCAAAAGTAAACGCCATTTTGGAAATTAAGCCAATTACTGGAATTGCTTATACTTTGATTGCTTATGATACTGAAAATTTAGTACAACTGGCTTATGACGGAACATTGCCTATGACGGTAACAATACCTAATGATGCCACGTTTAATTTGCCTGTGGGCTCTATCTTTTATACTGTTGGTTCTAATACTGGTGCGTTGACTATTGCAGGCGGTGCAGGTGTTACTTTTCAAACCGCAGTTGGATTGACAGCTGGACAGAATGAAACTAGAAAGTATGTAAAAAAAGCGGCTAATACTTGGCAAGTTGAGGGAGGCGCACAACCTATGGCAGTTGGTGGCGCAAAAATTTACAAAACATATTTTGTTAATACCAGTACTGGTAATAATACAACTGGCGTTTATGAAGACTCAACAAAACCTTACGCATCTATTGATTATGTAGCTGCACTGCCAGCATTCAAGGAAAATGATATTATTTGGCTCCAAAACGAAGGAGGAACTTTTCCTTTGAATGGAGTTTTGCCGGCAAAAAACCTCAGTATAGTTTCGGACGGTTTAGTGACTCTCGACTTATCAGCAAATGCAAATACTAATTTTTACTATTGTGAAAAAAAGCTGTCAATAAATTTGCCTAGAGGTGTTTTATATAACAATAGAAGTGGCGGTACAGGTGCTAAAATAGCGACACCAAATAGCGAGTTATATTTATTTTTAAAAGTGAATGAAGTATATTGGAACGTTAGTAATTTGTTTTTTGACGGTACTTATATGGAATTATACGTGAACAAAATTTCCCTTAAAAACTCGTTCGCTGTAGCTTATGTAGGAATGCAAAAACAAACCAGTTTTGATTTAGTTGAAGTTGTGTGTTTAGGCACGAATGTAACGTTACTTGCAATGAGTCAAAACCCTATAAAAAAAATACGCATAGGTTTGATTTCAGGAACAGGAAATTTCAAGACAACAGGGTTTGACCACGAAATTGGAAATATCACAACGACAGCTTCTTTGTCGATATTTAGCAATGTAAAGTTTATGAATAGTGCAATAACAACTTCAACAGGGATAGATTTATTTGCTAAATACGTCACTATTTCCGGAGTTATTAATTCTTGTCCATTAATAAAAGCTTCAGCATCTGACCAAGGCGGGGCTTACACATTCTTTAAAGACTTTTCGGCTAATTTAGGAGCAGGACAATTGTTCACTACTTGTTCAGGGTTCTATTTCGAAAATTGTTATATAAAATCAACGAATTCGCCTATCGTTTTGAATTCAAATGGAGGAACTTATGGATGGGCTTGGATAGATATTAGAAATTCAGTTTTCGAAGTCGTTAACGCGGTTCCGTTGGTTACGGGTGGTGCTGGTCAAACCGTAGCTATGAAAGTAGTCGGTATATCTTCTAATTGTACTGTATTAAGCGACCAATCGGGTACGGGCGTAACTGTAACTCAATTCACAAACTACTAAAATTATACATAATGAAATTAATAGCACAAACATACGTGTCGCCTTTGTTGAGCCAAGGCACGTTCGAAAACGTAACCATCGAAGATGTTTGCTTGACCCATAAAAGACACGACAATTACATCGCCATAGGCTTTGAAATGTCATACGTCAAAAACGGTCAAAAGGTTGTTTTAGATACCAAAGAAATGGGTTTCTTGGGTATGGAAAATGACGTGGTAAGCTCGAATAGAACTACCACAATGTCTATTCCTAATCCTGATTATGACACACAAATAGAGGGTTCAGAGGAACGAATTACCGTGCCTTTGTTCGCTTACTTAACGGCCAACAATGGCGTTATGCCTCAAGATTACGAAATGGTAGATTTCGGTTGGCCAACGTATGAAAAGGTAATGCAGTACTTCGAGGGCGGCACACTCGAAAACCCCGAAATAACCATAAGCGCACCGCTTGCCATTGGGTTCTTGATGAACAATCTTGTTATGAATGGCGAGGCGGTTGGTGTTCAATTTACTATGGTATAATGGGTACGGCTTTAGCAATTGCGGCCTTGATTCTTTCGGCTATTCTTTTTCCTTTAGGGTTGCTTTTGACGTTTTTTGTCAACCTGTACAAAAGGCGTTGGAGTTTTTCATTTAAGCGATTAGACCAGCAATTTTTGAGCATTGCCACCAGTATAGATGCATCCGGTAACGTGGTGTGTAAAGATTTGTTTAACCTGATTTTAAAACAGAAAGGAGGTGTTGAATTCGGGAATAGGAAAGAAACTATTTCGAGCGTATTGGGTAAAAATAAGCGTGATGGAACGCTAACAAAAACAGGAAAAAGAGTTGCTTTTATCCTGGACAAAATAGATCCAAATCATTGTTTGAAAAGCATTGATAGTTTAGCGTAGTTCCAAGGGAGGTGGGAAGTAAAAAATAGTCCTCCAACTTTTAAAAACTTTCTGAGGGATTTTAAATATAGCAACAAAGCCACACCGTTGGAGGACATAAGTCTTCTATGGTGTGGCTTTGCTATTTTTAATATAATCCCTCAGAGATACAAAAGTAACTTAAATTTATAGATATGGCAAAAGAATTTTTATACAAACAGCAGTACGGCGTGATTGTTATTTGTGAAAACGAGGACGAACAAAAGAAAGTTTTTGAGGAACTCCAAAAAAAAGGTATGAAATTAAAAGTAGTAACAACGTGAAAATAGTAGTAGAAAACAGCACGCGAAACTTTGAAAGTTATCGTGCGCAAAGAGTAAAATCATTGTTTAATGCCGAGGACGGCTCAAGCTTCAAGACTGAGGCCAATATTGATATTGATGATTTGGATTGGGGCATTGGGCTAATTGTTGGCGCATCCGGTTCCGGTAAGACCTCGATAGGTAAACAGTTTTTTGGGGAGAATAAAATTCACGATTTATATGCGGGTTGGGATTGCTCCAAGCCTATTATAGACTGCATTTTACCTGATGGCGATTTCAACACGGCCACCGGAGCATTGGCCGCCGTAGGTCTTGGTGATGTGCCTAGTTGGTTGCGGCCATTTAACGCATTATCGAACGGCCAACAGTTTAGAGCGGGATTAGCCCGGTTAGTTACCGAAGCGCCAAACGAGGCAGTTGTTGATGAATTCACAAGCGTAGTAGATAGACAAATTGCGAAAATTGGGGCGTTGGCTTTCGCCAAGAACTGGCGAAGGAATAAGGGAAAGAAAGTGGTTTTGTTATCGTGCCACTATGATATTATTGAGTGGTTGCAACCGGACTGGGTATATGATGTAAATACCAAAGTATTAAAAAAAAAATTGAAATCGGGAAACGGCCAGACATCAAACTTGAAGTTTGGAAGGTCAACGGAACTTACTGGAAGTTGTTTAAAGGGCATTATTATTTAGATCTTCCACACCCACCGGCAGCGGAGTATTTTGTTGGCGTTGTAGGTGGGGAACTTGTGGCGCACGTTGCAGTTTGTCCAATGTTTACAGCCAATGCCTATCGTGCAACTCGTTTGGTAGTAATGCCGGAGTGGCAAGGTGCCGGTGTTGGAACTGCATTTTTAAATGAGGTTATGCAATACCACCTCGAAGGTAACGGCCGATGCCAAAGAAAATATCACACGTTCTTTCATACTTCGCACCCGCAATTGTGCGGTTATTTGCGAAATGCTGATGTTTGGAAACAAACTAACGCCATTCTTTACGGTGCGAATAAGTCAAGGAGCAACGCCAGTATTACCAAGACTGGCAAAAAAGGAGGTATTACCGGCTGTGGTTACGGCGGCCACTTCAGGGCGGTTCAAAGTTTTAAATATTTAGGAAAATGAAAAAATTAAGAGTTTTTATAAGTGGTACAAAGTATTTTGGCCAAGAGGTGTTCAGGCTATGCAATAGTTTGGAGTTTGTTGAGATTGTGGGCGTTTGCACTCCGCTTGGCGACAGGCACATGATGAAAATGGCGCAGCTGTTCGATGTTCCCGTTGTACCCGGTGGCACGTTAAAGGAGGACACGTTGCCCGATAATATTGATTTGGGTATAACTGCGCATTCGTTTGATTATATTGGCACAAAGACGCGATATAAGGCTAATATTGGTTGGATAGGTTATCATCCAAGTTTGTTGCCCCGGCATCGTGGCCGCTCTTCCATTGAGTGGGCGGTTCGTATGCGTGACGCTATTACAGGCGGCACGGTGTTCTGGCTTAACTCTGGGATAGATCGTGGCGATATAGCGTACCAGGATATATGTTTCATTGACCCGAAAATGTACGGAATGGAGCCACGTAAGGCAGCAAAGTTATTGTGGGAACACGAATTACAACCAATGGGCTTACGGTTGCTAGAAAAGGCTATTTGTGACATACACGCGGGTATCATTATCAAGAACCCACAGCAAAAGGAATACAGCACGTTTGAGCCTAACACGGACGGCAAGGATATATTTAAACCTGATTTGTTGATGTTGGGGAGTGGGAGTGATTAA